ACCTTACATTTTTGACAAGGACGCGCCAGTCTTATGGGTACACAAAGCCGAAGATTGGTACAAACACATGAACTTCTTAATTCACAATAAAAACGCACGTGAAGACTATGGGCAAAAAATCCATCAATGGGGAATTGAAAACTACAATCTCCGAGCCATCAACAACACCAGACGAGCCGCATTTGCAAATCTTGTTGGCGCATAAGGGAATCTGGGACTTGTTCAAAGTCAGTCAGGAAATAGTCGGCTTTCACCCACACATTCAAGACGCCGTGCTTGAAGCCTATCGGGTGGAGCATCCGCACTATTCATACAATCGGAATTGCCCGGCTTGCGTCGCTGAATTCCTATCTTTGGCTTATCGTTACTTAGAAACCAAAATATGAAAGATTCATTTTACATCATGCGAGCCGACTTCGTAGAGCGTGGACTTCATGACTTGATTAATTACATCGATACAATACGTCCAGTTTCTGAAATGTCACTTTTGGAAATAGGTAGCTACACGGGAGAATCTACTTCTATTTTTGCAAACAGATTCAAAGAGGTTGTTTCTATTGACCCATTTATTGACGACTACGACCAAAACGACATGGCTTGCCAGCATGCTCCATTTGAAAAGGTTTTTGAAAAGTTTAAAGAAAGGACTGCGCCTTACAATAATATAACCCAAATCAGGAAAACTTCAGACGAAGCCTTCGAAACATTAAGCACAAAGTTTGACGTGATATACATAGACGGATTGCATACCTATGAGCAAGTCATTAAAGATATAACGAACTACAAAAAATTACTAAAACCATCGGGATTCATGTCCGGACACGACTATTCAGTAGAAAACTGGTCTGGCGTGGTTAAGGCGGTTATTGAAACCATTGGCGAACCCGACAAAACTTTTCAAGACACAAGCTGGATAAAATGCATTTAAACATCATTACCCCTTGCAGTCGTCCGCATAATTTGCCGACTATTGCCGAAAGTATTTATCAATCAATTCCACAAGGCTGTTTTCGTTGGATAGTAGTCTTTGACGCTGACGAAGTTCCTGATGGGATTCCTGACAACTGCGAAGGATACGCCATCAAGAACCCACAAAGTTCAACGGGAAATGCTCAAAGAAACCTTGCGCTCGACTTGGTACAAAACGGTCATATCTATTTCAACGACGATGACACCGTAATTCACCCAGAACTTTGGGACTGGATTAGCGGTCACAAGGCTGATTTTATTTCGTTTTCACAAGCGGAAAAGAATGGCTGCATGAGATTGAAAGGAGATAGTATCTGCGTTGGTGGGATAGATAGTCACAACTTTATCGTTTCTTCTGATATAGCTAAAGGGGTACGCTTTGACATTGACAAGTACGAAGCCGATGGAATCTTCGCTGAAGCGTGCTATCGGAAGTCCACGACAAAGGTATTCATCGACAAAATTCTTTCAGTTTACAACCAGTTAAGATGATAGCAGTATACAACGCAGACAAAAAGGAAATCATGGCAATCTTTGCCAGTACGGCAATGGCTGCATCTTACATTTATGGACAATTCGATGGTCAGGCAAGGGAGCGACTGCAAAAACGATTGTGCGATAAGTACAGAATATCAGATTCACGCTTTGAGCATCCGGTGGCGGTCAGGCACGCATCCACAAAACAAGTCGAAATGATGGGAGAAAAGCATGGCATAATCTTTGAAGGTTACCCACCAGTCAAATTAATTAACATCGCTGGCTTAAAATATACTAAATTCGTCAATGAAAAAACACACGCGAGTTTATCTTGAACACTTCGGCTTCGATACTGAAACTTTTATACCATGTGAGGTCTGCGGAGCAAAAGCCGTGGATATCCACCATATACACCGTAGAGGGATGGGCGGCAGCAAATCAGCTGACCACATCGATAACCTTATGGCGGTCTGTCGAATTTGTCACATCAAGTACGGTGACCTGAAGAAATACATGGATTTTCTTAAAGAAACGCATTCCGACTACATCGAAAAAAAACAATAAGCACAAATGAAAATAAGCAAAATCAAATCGAACCCGAACAACCCGCGAATCATAAAAGACGACAAGTTCAAGAAGCTGGTCAAGTCGCTGACTGAATTCCCCGAAATGATGTCGAAGCGTCCGCTGGTTTGCGTGACTGACGTGGATGGTAAACTATATCCACTCGGGGGTAATATGCGGCTCAAAGCACTTCAGGAAATCGGACACAAGGAAATACCAGACGAATGGGTTCAGATGGCTGACGAATGGACTGAAGAACAAAGGCGCGAGTTCGTGATTAAAGATAACGTCGGCTTCGGCGAATGGGACTGGGACGACTTGGCGAACAACTGGGATACCGAAAAGCTGCAAGACTGGGGTCTTGATATTCCGAACTTTGAACCTGAAAAGCTGGAAGCCGAAGAAGATGACTTCGAAGTGCCTGACGAAATCAAGACCGATATTGTACTCGGCGACCTATTCGAAATAGGAGAGCATCGTTTGCTTTGTGGGGATTCAACAGATAGCGAAGCGGTTGCGAAATTAATGAATGGGCAAAAAGCGGATATGGTATTTACCGACCCGCCCTACGGCATTGATTGGAATACTGATTATACAAGATTTAAAGGAGGTTTAATTCCAAGCGAAAATAAATATAATAAAATACAAAATGATGATAAAGATTTTGACCCTTCATTTTTTTTAGCAATGTTTGATAAATGTTTATTTTTTGGAGCTAATTGTTTTAGCGATAAATTGCCAAAAGGTAATTGGATTATTTGGGATAAAAGATTTGAAAACGATAAAGCATTTTTAGCCGATGCAGAAGTAGCGTGGTATAATGGAAGCGGTGCAGTTTATATTATAAAAGAAACACATCAAGGATTTGTAAGCAGTGATAAAAAAAGATTTCATCCAACACAAAAACCTGTAAAATTAATCGAGCAAATATTTGAAAAAATAAAAGCACCATTATTTTTATTTGACCCTTTTTCAGGTTCAGGCTCAACAATGGTAGCAAGCCACCAATTAAACCGCAAATGTTACGGAATGGAACTCGACCCGAATTACTGCCAAGTGATTGTGGATAGAATGCTCAAACTTGACCCGACTTTGGAAGTCAAAAGGAACGGTCAAACATATATCAAAACATCGTAACTGCATCGTATGGCAAGACAAGTACCAGCAAGGAACGGGGGAACATTAACCCGACCAGACAAAGGGGAAACCATGAACCCGAACGGACGTCCGCGTAAATACGTTTCCCTGCTCAAAGACCAAGGCTACAAACTATCCGAAATCAACGACACGATTCAGAACATGATGGCTATGAACTTGGAAGAACTCAAGGCGGTCTGGGATAATCCAAAGGCTACAATCATGGAGAAGACGGTAGCTGCTGCAATGCGTAAAAGCCTTGAAAAGGGTTCGCTTTATTCCCTTGACACCTTGCTGACCCGTGTGTACGGAAAGCCGAAGGAAACGACTGCGGTGGAGAATAGCGGCAAGATTGAATTCATAATAACAAAAGGCAAAACAATTTTGTAAACAACTGGGGGACGATTTGTCCCTTGCTTAAATGAATCTTATGAATTGGAATCCATCTGACGGACCAGAATCAGAAGACGAACTAAACGAAGATGCAAATACACTTACCCGAACTACATACGAACCAACAAGCAATCTTTGACAGTTCGTCGCGTTTTCGCGTGGTTATGTGTGGGCGTCGCTTTGGCAAGTCAGAACTTGCCCAGATGGAAATCATTTTCGAAGCCATCAAAGGTCATGCGGTTGCCTACATCACTCCAACCTACCAACTGGCGAAGACATTTTTCAAGCAGTTAGCAAAAGTCTTACCTTTCGAAAACAACAAGTCCGATCTGACCATCACCTTTCCGAACGATGGGTCTGTGATGTTTTTCACGGGGGAACGCTTAGACGCATTGCGAGGGCGAAAATTCCATCTTGTCATTGTAGATGAGGCTTCATTCATTCCTGACTTAGAAGACGGCTGGTTGAACTCTATTCGCCCCACGTTGACGGACTACAAAGGGCGCGCACTATTCCTATCAACTCCGAAGGGAAAGAACTACTTCTTCAGCTTATATCAGAAAGGAACGCACGGAGAAACCGACTGGAAGGGGTTCAAGTTTTCGACCTTTGACAATCCGTATATCGACCGCGATGAAATTATGGAAGCGAAGCGGCAGTTACCTGAAGCCGTCTTTGAGCAAGAGTACATGGCGAACGCTATGGAGAACGCAGCGAATCCGTTCGGCAGTCAGCATATTGACAAGTGTGTCAAACCGATTTCAAGCCTTCCGGCGATGTTTTACGGGATTGACCTTGCGAAGTCAGTCGACTGGACGGTCATTGTCGGACTTGACCAGAACGGGAACGTCAGTCACTTCGATAGGTTTCAAAAGGATTGGAAGCAGACGAAGGAACACATCCTGATGCTTGACCGGAACAGACCGATTCTGATTGATTCGACTGGCGTGGGGGATGCCATCACGGAAGAACTGCAAAAGGGATTCCAATTCATGAAGGGGTTCAAATACACTTCAACGACAAAGCAGCAATTGATGGAACTGCTCGCGTCCACAATCCACAAGGGCGAAGTGGGTTATCCTGACGGCGCGATTAAGGACGAACTTGGGGTGTTTGAATATCAGTTCACATCGACTGGCGTGCGCTACAATGCCCCGACTGGGTTTCACGATGACTGCGTCAATGCCTTAGCTTTGGCGGTCAAATGTCGGAATGAGCAGAAACTCGCTGGGGTATACCGATTCATTTGAGTAAAAAAACCGAAACTTTTATACACTATATCATGAGAATCAATGTCGAAACATTCCAGAAACTCTACGCGGTCAGCCTTATGGAAACAGATGAGGTTGAAAAGTCGGCGCAATACGTGCAAATCCTGACGGGCAAAACAGACGAGGAAGTCAACCGAATGCGGCTACGTTCCTTCAATAAAATGTGCAAGGGCATCAATAAAGCGTTTGAATTAGTGGGTTCGAATCTTCAGAACGACAAGCCAAAGAGCTTTGTGTGGGCGAACGGACGGCTTTACAAATTGA